TGCCCACCTTTTGGATCAAAAGAAATCGGATCGTTTAACAAATTAGGGACAAAGGTCCTTGCGGGTTATGAGCTGCAGGATGGCAAGTGCGTGAAGCTTTGGGATCCTGTCCCCGTCAGCCAAGTGGTCAACAACTACTTGCCTGATGCTGGACCATTGACGAGCGTAAGCCTGACAGCTGCAGTGGCTACGACGACAGCAATCTTTGCCAAGCCGATCGCATCAGTGCTGCAAAAACTTGCCAAGCCTGTCACGAAAAAGGTGGTGAAGAAAATCAATCAGAAGCTTGGCCGTAAGGAGAAACTGGAATCTTTACAGGAGCGACGGGCGCAGCAGCGTCACCGGAATCAAGCCATTCGCGATCTGAGGCGGGCTTTGGGTAAGTGATTGGATGCGTGTGGGGCGGCAAGACACCAGGCGGATTAGCCAGAACCACGTCGGCACAGATCTTTCTGTAGGGCGAACTGGGGTGAAACATGATGCCATCTTTCATCAAATCGGCACAATTTTTGATCCGTTTTACCTCGTAGATGAGCCTTTGCTCAGCAATCTTGGCGTCGAGTAAAGCTACCTGCTTTTCTGCTGCTGCTCTGCAGGTTTTGACGTGATGGCGATCTAGTGGAACGGAGATTGTCGCAGTGATACCACCGTTAAATGACAGGTTGTTTTTCTGGCCTGTACGGATCGGTTGGTAGTAGAGGATCTGCCCAGGGTTGTCTGGGTCATAAACCGGCTCGTCGTAATACGCCTCATAAGGCATTGCGAAGCTGGTTGTGCTGCTGAGGAAAGGGTTGATGTTTAGCGTTGCGCCCTGACAACTAATTCCACCGCCATAGGTGTTGGTGAACTGGCGACTTGGGACCACTTGCACAGCCTGATTAGTGACTGAACCTGAGCTGTTGGCGACTGGAGCGGCAGTGCTTGAGACTTGCGCTTGAGCTGGAGCGGAAAGCAACAGCAACGCTGCTATGACTCGCTTCATTGGGTGAAGGTGCTTGTCGTCTCAGTGATGGATTCGATGTCAGTTTCGCGGTTGATGATGGTGTGGTTCACAAGGCCAGGTCCCATCAAGGTTTCAACCAGTTGAAAGCTGCCACCTTCTTCAACGATGCTCCAACTTGGTCTGTCAGCTGGATCAAGACCAGTCCAAGTGCTTGTGATGCCGTTGACATCATTGGTGATGGTGCTTAAAGCCTTTGGCGTAAGTTCACCATTTTTTGGGGCGATGTTCGTCCCAGAAACGGATAGCTCATACCCCGTGCGGTACTCGTAGGAGTTGATGACCTCGTTGACCTTGGTCTTTGTTGTTGTAGTGGACGTTAAGGTGCCCTGCTGGAAATTAGGCACCACCGGAACTGCCGCAGCTGGAGCGGCAATCAACAACAACAGCAATACGATCATTTGATTGTCAGTTCTGTAGTCAGCTGACCAATCGCCAAGGTGTTGGCTCCACCAGCTGTGATGCTCATGGCTCCATCTGAAGCGATGGTGCCTGCAAGATCGCCTGCAACGCCATGGGCGGTGCTAATGATGCTGCCGAAGTTTGCAGCTGCACCAGTCGTCACGGCTGATGTTGGAACGACATCGGCTTGCGTGTAGCTCTGGCTGAATGAGAAGGCTTCACCCGGCGTGTCTTGGGTGGCTGCAATCGTGCCTGGTGCGTAAATGCCAGAGGTGATGGTCCCAGCTGAAACAGTGTTTGCTGTGGTGCCGTCAGTCGTATCAATACCTGAACCTGAGATGCTGAACGAACTGCCGATGCGGTCTGCGCTGGTCACAGCGCCACCAACTTGCAGAGACACTGAAGACATGATCTTGTGGGTCAGATCAGCCTTGGCAGGCATTGCAGCTGCCAATGTGATGCCCAATACCAAAAGTGTGCGGTTCATTTGATGCCAGCTTTGGTGTCTTTGTTGTCAACAATAGTAGGCTTCTTATTGCCGTTGCCATTGGACTTACGTTCAATGCCGAACGACGCCATCGCGCCAGTGAGCAAAGAGGCGACAAAGGTGTTGTCCATCTTCATTTGCGGGAAGATGCCAAGGTAGGAAGCGGTCAGAAGGGCAGCGCTCCAAGCCAGTACTAGAGCCTTCACGACATCTGCCATTGAGATGCCTTCCTTTTCGTGGTTGTCTTCTGGAGTTCCTGCCATTGCTTAACAGAGCTACTCTTTAAGGGTAACTAGGCCGAACCAATGCTTCTAATCCTGAAGCCGATTTTGATGACCGCATGGAAATCAAGGTCTTTCAAAGAATTGATTGTGGCGATGCTGGAGAAGATTGTGGCAAGAACAGACAACGACTTGGACGACTTGGCAGTCAAGCATGTCCGTGAAATGCTGTTGCCTGACACAAGGATTGAAAAATAGGTGGTGTCCGGCATTATCCAACTGATCCTGCTGCTGTTGGTTATGGCACTTGGGTTACTGCCATTCTTTCAATTTTTCCGTGGTACGCCCCACCAGCTGGCTGCAATTAAACAGCTTGAGGAGTCAATGCCGCCGGAGCTATTGGAGGAGGATGATGCTGACTGGTTCCAGGCTTGGAAGGAAAGCGGCTATGACCAGCAGATCTTCATGCCTTACTTCAGGCAACTCGACAACAAAACTGGGACCGGCTACAGGGAGTGCTTTTCAAGTGCGGCTGCCATGGTGGCGGCGTTCTATAAAAAGGTTCGTACAGATGATGAGTACAACCAAATCCGTGCCAAGCACGGAGACACTACGTCAGTAGTGGCCCAGCTGGCTGCGTTGCGAAGCCTTGGCCTGCGAACTGAGTTTCGTAAAGACGGTGATGCTGAATTAGTTGAGCATGAGCTTGAGGCTGGGAGGCCAGTCTTGGTCGGTTGGCTGCATGCGGGGAACATGCTCCTCGGAGAGCCGCCGATGTGCAACGGGATGGGTTGTGGCCATTGGAGCGTGATCAGTGGCTATGCAGGCAAGAACAGCAGTGATCCAGAGTGGATCATGCAAGACCCCTTGGGCTATCCAGAAATGGAAAAGGGTGGCCACTCCAATCCACACTTGGGTCGCAACGTCCGCGTAAGGCAGGCTGCGTTCTACCAACGTTGGCAGGCTGAAGGGCCGAAGACTGGCTGGGTGATTCTGGTTAATGAGTGAACCGTCAGTAGGATTATTTTTTGCGTCCAACGGATGGCAGTTTTGTGTGATTGGGAGATCAAGGCCAGGTGCCGGCAAAGCCAGATGGTCGTCCCATTCAATGAAGACCTGCTGAACCCAGCCAGCCTTGACCTGCGCTTGGGCAATCACCTGATGGTTGAGGTTGACGATGGCCCTTTACTCAAAGTCGATATCACAAGCAAGACAGAGCAAAACCCTTACTACATTGAGCCCGGCATATTTTGCCTGGCTGAAACATGTGAGCTGTTTAATCTCCCCGACGACATCTCCGCTCAGTTTGTACTCAAGTCAAGCCGTGCCAGGGATGGCCTTAACCATCTTCTTGCTGGTTGGTGCGATCCAGGCTGGCATGGATCAAGGCTGACGCTTGAGCTGAAAAATGAATGCAAATTCAGGCGGCTGGCGCTGTACCCAGGCTTGAAGATTGGGCAGATGGTGTTCCATGCAATGTCCAACACGCCGATGAAAAGTTATCGGGAGACAGGCCACTACAACAATCACCTGACCGTGATGCCCAACGTGGCGTAGCTGCGGTTTGCTGGCTATAGGTGGGCAAATCCTGCAGCTGCTGGGGGTTCTGATGGGCTGGGCCGATTGGATGGTTGTTGAGCAAACGCTTGAAGAGGAGTTGCAGCTTGAAAAAACAGTGCGTGAAATCAAAAGCTGTGACGACAAGCAAGCCCTGATGAACCTGTGTGTGGCCATGGCTCAGCAGAACTGGCATCACGCCAAGATGCTGCGACAAGCCGTGAACCACATCGCGTCAATGGATGCTGCTTTGGTGGCGGGTGACTAAGATCTGTGTTCTCATCCTTTTTAAGGGCGAGGACAAGTGACCTGCAGCGGATCAGGTGTAAGGAGCGTAAGGCGCGCGAGCCTGTTCTAGTCCGCAACTATTTGTCTGATCCTTTGGACTTGAACTTGGATCGGTGCAGCCTGATGCAAGATTCGAAGTACCAGTTTGCCTGCCAATCATTCTTGAAGTGGCGGGTCATGCCTCCGTGGCTGACCTCCCATTGCTGGATGCCGTCTTTCCAGACTTGCTTGATTGTTGGTCTAGTCATTGTTTGGCGGGGACTTACGCAGATCCCCCGGGAGCGAGCACCCATGCCCCGGATTCACTGCTGCCCCAATTATCAGAATTCGTCGTCAGCCGCTGCTTTTCTGGCAGGCAGTGTGAAGTCAGATACGTTCAGCTGCAGGCTGTAACCCTTGCCGCCGCCTTCGCCTTTGCGATCATACTCTTGCAGCTTGCCTTGACCACAAACCGTGATCTTGTCGCCTTTGTGCATGTACTGCATGACGGTGTCTGCCCGTTTGCCCCAAACTTGGCAGTTGATCCAAGTGGTTTCATCTTTTCCTGTGCGGGCAGCCAGGCTGAAGTTGGCGACCTGTGAATCTCTGATTTCTTTAAGTTCTGGGTCTCTGCCGATGTTGCCGTGTGCGGTGATGTTGAGCATTACTTGAAAAACTTGGAGAGGATGATTTTGAGGGCTTGGTTTTGGTTGTAGTTGCGTGACTCCATGAAGTGGCGCAACTTGTCGGCTAGCTGGTCGTCAAGCCGCACCTGAAAGAAGTTTTTGCGGCGCTTGAGGTCAGCTTCAGCTTGTGACTGTGGCATTGGTTAGGCAGTGATTTCTTTCATGGCATTTTGGAGGAAGGTGCGATGGGCGTAGGTTTGGATCTTGTCTTTGACAAGTCCATCGGGGTAGTTGAACTCCTTGCGGAACCGTTTGATCAGTTCTTGTTTGTGGTCTGGCTTGAGTTCTTTGATGACGCCGTGGAGCAGTTCTCTTTCGTCATCTTTCATTGGGTCGCCAGGCTTGGGCTCTGATGCTGCAGGCTTGGCGGGCTCAGTTTGGCGGGCGGGGCGGCTGACCTTTTTCTCAGGCTGTGGTTCTGATTCAGCATCAGTGTCCATGTCTGCCACGATGCCCAAGATTGAGCAGATTGCGTAGCGACGTTGATACGTCACGGCTTTGCCCCATTCCTGGGTCTGGTTGCGGCCATCGCAGATCATCAGCTGGCAAGAGCTACTGATGGTTTCACCGCTGGTGTGGTGCAGGGTTGTAACCAGTGACTGATCGTCAAACGTTTGGGTGATGGCCAAACCATTGGCGTGCAGAGGTGGCGTCACAGTGGACAGCACGTTGGCAAGGTCTGCAAACTTGCCGTAGTTGGCCCGTGCATTTTTGTCGATTTTGTCGACTGCTTTGTGGAAACCGATTAAGGCTTTGGTGAGTTCAGACATCAATGGTGGTGATGGTGATTAGGGCGCCTGGTGATTCGCTGGCAGTGGCATAACGACGTTCAGCGTTGATGCTGAAGACTTGCGAGTCGTCGTCGTATGCAATGCCTGTCAGT